CTCCATTAGTTTTTGCTCAATCACACCCATGCTTGTCAGCAGTACGTCTGCGACAAACTCGCTCATCATAATCTTGCCCTTGACCCACCAAGAGATCGTGCGCATCGAAAATCCGCTAACCTTTGCAAGTTGCCGAATATTGCCGATTTTGAGCCGCAGCCACGACCGCAGCAAAATCAAGAATTCCATTTTGGGCACACCACGCTGCAAGTGACCGACACAGTGCTGATTGACATGTCAGCGTCTGGGTGCTCTTTGTGTAGCCGCTCAATCGCCTTGTGCAGGTCTTTGGTTAAGTCGTGCGGACGGCGGCGCATTGTGTTGCGGCAGTACGCTTTGACCTCTGTCACCGTGCCGTCAGCGTTTGGGCTAAACACGGTAATAACCGCCGACCACCAAAAATAGCCGTTACACAACCATGCGTTTTTGGCCAAGTCGTTGCCGTGCATTGCGGTGCGCACGTCACTAGCGTCTGCCATGTCTGCCACGTTGTAGCAAAACGTAAAATGCTTTTGGCTTTTGCGCTGCGCAATTGCGAGCTGTCCCTGTAGACTCATCACTCCACCTCAACACACACAGCAGCAACAAAAAAACCCGTCCGCCATCGCGTCATCTTCAACGACTGCGGCATTGGCATGGCATTCAGTTTGAGCTTGATAAACTGCGCTTGGTGCGCACTCTTGATGCGTACCGCCCTTGGTAACGATACAGGCGATCAACAGAAACTTGAACATACAAACCCCGTCTTAGGTTTCGTCTAGTGATGTGTGTGTGGCAACGCGCTAGACGTTTCGCGCTTTCGGATGCCTCCTAGCCACACATGGATTCTTGCTGGTTTTGCGCGTCAAGTACAATCAGTTTTACTGATCAACTGATCCGCAAGCTAATGGATTTTTGATATGTCACGCCATCAAATTGCGCCGACTCACGCGCAGCCAACAGCGCCTTTTTGTTCGGCTCAACCTTAACCGTCAGATATTCAGGCGGCAATGTCTTTGGGTCTGCCACCTCCACCGACCACGGATTGATCCGCACTGACACCGTAACCAACGGCGTCTTAACCTGCTCAATCCCGTGTTGCTGCAATGCACCCAACAGATAATCGGTCAGGCTCTCAGCACGCCGTACAAGGCTTGCTCGGCGTTTAGCTAACCGATCCTGTTCGGCCTTGACTGCTTCGGCTTGCGCCTTAAGCTCACGGATATACAGCGCCACATTTGCGGCCTTGGCGTGCAAGTCGCCCTCGGCGCTCACCATGTCACGCAAGGCGGCCTGTACCGCCTCGCACTCAACTTCCTCGCCGTCCTCAATCATCTGCTGGACGGCTGCAATTTTGGTGGCGAGTTCGTCGCCGTAGTCGTATAAGTTCATGGTGTGTCCTCGTGCGCCTAATCACTTAGGCGCGTATGTTGTTGATTTTGATCAAAAAGGCAGGTCGTCGTCTAGGTTGTCTTGACGGCTTTGCTGTTGCTGCGTCGGCGCTACGCTCCCACCCTGCTGCGGCTTGGCTTTTTTATCAGCTAATCGCCCCAGCAACTTATTAACCTGCTCCGCCACAGTCTTGCGGTCAAGGATCTCATCAGCTGACAAGTCTGTCCCCTGCTGCACAGCGGCGTAAATATTCATGCGGTATCCAGTGTCGCCATTGTTCTTTTCGTACTCCTCGCGCTGCAAAAGCAACGTGATCGGCTTGTTATCAAACTCAGGCGCAACCGTCACCTGCATGTCAATTTCTGCTTTTTCGGCATAGTCGTATTTTTTGACCATACGCGGTTGGGCGCTCAGGTTGCGAATGCCACACACAACCATCATCGACATGAGCACGTTGTATCCGCTCAGTTTCGGGTTTTTTTGGCTGCGAGTCCAAAGGGTCATTGTCGCGCCTGCGCCAGTCGAATCGACAAACTCAAACTCTACGCCATCAGTACCATTCTGGTTGGTAAACATGATGCAACGCTTGATAGTGCCGTTGTATTTGCCAGTAGTATCAATGCGACCGCCTGCATTGGCTGCCTTGGCTGCTTGGGTGTCTAGTGCGTACATTTGCCATTCTCCATTTGATTGGCTTGGGGGGTTGACGGTCTGGCTTATGCCAGACCGTAGTATTCGACGATAGCTGCATCAACTGCTGCTAAGTCGTTGTCGATCCGCTCAGACTCAAACAGGCCGAGCGGGGATTTAACGGTATCGCTACCGCTGTTCTGTGTTGAAAATTCATAAACGCCATTGGTCACAACCGTTTTAAGACAGATTGTCACCATGCCTTCAAGCGTGATTTTTTCATCTAGCATCTTGCCGATGGTTTTAATCTTGGTTGTCCCAGACTCGTTTTGCTCGGTGTGACTCAAGATGTAAACCCGTTTGTGATCCGCTGCGCCTGTTGCTGCATTAAAAATATCCCAAGCCGCCCGACCGATGTCAGTAAACTTGTCATATCCCTTTTCGGCAGTGCGGCGCATAAACTCATTAGCCATGATGTATTGAAAGTCATCAATCACAATGATGGATTTTTGAGTCTTTTCGATAATCTGGCAAATCTTGGCCGCATTGTCGCAGACATAGACGTTTCCACCGCTTTGGGTGAGTGGCTGCCAACCAGCGGAACGAAACGGCAAGGGTTTTTTGATAGACTGAATCAACAGCGTTTCGGCTGGATTCAAGTTGCGCATGGATGTGGATTTGCCAGTACCGGACTGGCCGAGGATCAGCGTTGCGATGCTCATTTGTGTTACTCCGTTCATTCATCATTTTGTCTTATCGACAACAGAATACTGCCACACTCAAAGACTATTGTCTAGCCTTATTTTGATCTTTCCATCACGCTGCTCAAACTTGCCTTGCTTGCACAATTCATTAAGACACGCATCGGCGGTGTTCGGTGGGCACGCTAACCCTGCGCAGATCAAATCCCGCACCACATCCCACGACTGCCACCACTGCCCGTCTGTTTCGACCGCCTCGCTGTACTTCGCCACCGCATACGCTAAACGCTCGGTTTTAGGGTCGGCAAAGCCATCGGGTGCGGTGATCACCAGGTGCGGCAGTCGGTCGCGGATTGCTGCTAGTTTGTCCATCACTCATCTCCTAAATCATAACCGCCACGCAGATTCACAAAGCGGCTGTACTGCCCCTCAAACCCCAATGCCACCTTACCGATAGCCCCATTGCGCTGCTTTGCCACAATCACCTCGGCAATACCCTTGGCTTGCGTATCAGGGTGATAAACCTCGTCCCGATACAAAAACATGATGATGTCCGCATCCTGCTCAATCGCACCCGATTCACGCAAATCTGACATGACAGGGCGTTTGTTGGGGCGGCTCTCAAGCGAGCGGTTAAGCTGCGACAAGGCGATGATTGGGCACTTTAGCTCCTTAGCCAAAGCCTTCAACCCTTTGCTGATCTCGCCAATGCTGTTGACTTTGTTGTTTGGGTCAATGCCACCCATGATGCTGATATAGTCAACCATGACCCCGCCAATCTTGCCATGTTTGCGCTTGAGCGCCACAGCTTGCCGACGCACCTCGGCTAACGTCTGATTGCCCCTGTCATTAAAAGACAGTCTGGTCTCTTGCAGCCGCATCACCGCCCCACCGTATCGTGTCAATTCGTCCTCGTTTAGCCGACCCGACTTGATGTTGCTCAAACTCACCCCCGCGCAAAACGCCAGCATGCGCTGCGTGAGCTGCAATGTCGGCATTTCAAGCGAGATGACTAACCACGGGTCGCCTGTCGATGATGCAGCATGTTCCACCACATTCATCGCAAACGTACTTTTGCCTTGAGATGGGCGAGCGCCGACGATAATCAAATCACCCTCAGCCATACCCCCAATCAAGTTATCCAACTCAATAAACCCCGTCTTAGCGCCAAAGCATCCATCTGGATTTTCAGCGAGCCATTGCATGTGTTCAATCTGCGCTTTGAGTGCCGCGCCCATATCTACCGCGTCGCTCTCAGTATCAAAACTGGTTGCGTTGGTGAGTGCGCTAATCACGTCGCTTACAACATCCGTGGCTGATCGATCAGGATTATGGATCAGTTGATCCTGCGCTTTGATCAGTGCTTCTTTGCTCGACCGGCGTATAGCGAGATCATTCATCCGGTCAACATACAGTCCGACATTAAACAAACTAGCCGGTGAGTTAGCGAGCAAATCCATCAAGTACTGCTGACCACCCGCCACAGCTAGCTTTTTACGCGATTCTAGCCACTCCATGACCAGTACCGCA